ACCCATGATTTGTAAACATAGCCATACATAAACCCAAAATGCTACTGCTATTACTATCATTGTTTTTATACTCATATTTCTCTCCTTATTGATAATATAAAGCAACAACTATATTATTTCTATCTGGATTTGATACGTCCCAAGAGTCATCACCATTATCTACACCAAGTTGATTAAACTTTTGAATACCTTTTAAAAAGCCTGTTAAATCGTCAGATTTATTAGCATCAAACCATTTACCTGAACAACCACAAAAACATTTATCAGCTTTACCTACATACACTTGTTTTACTTTTTTCATTTTTTCTCTCCTAAAGTTAAATACTACAATAATCATTTTACTGATTAAAAAACGTCTGTCAACACTTTTTAGTTAAAAAATAGTCAAAAAATAGCAAAAAACTAGCAAAAAAGTAGTTTACAAGCACTTTTTTCTATGATAGTGTTCTTTTCTATGGAATACTTACGCTTTATCATTTTAGACGAATTTGATGGAAAACCACTAAGAGCCTTTAGTAACAAGGCTTCTGCTCTATGGTTTCTTGAGAATAGACCTGATTGTAAGCTAAAAGTCGTTCCTAGAGCAAAAACTGTGTTAGATTTGACACAATATGAAGAATGTCTATTTTAAGGAGAGTTATGTATAAAATTAAGAATTGGGAAAAGTTCAATCTTTATAAAGCTAAAAACCCACGTTATCAAAAAAAGATGACTTGGTTCAAGTTTTATGGTACAGATTATATAAATGATATTGAAATTCATAAGTTGTCTTTTGAACAAAAAGCTGTTTTAGTAGAGTTATGGTGTTTAGGGTCAGAAAGTGACGGTATTTTACCTGATAATTTTGAGATAGCTTTTAGACTTCACTACTCTATTGATTTTGTTGACAAAATAGTAAATGAATTATTTACTAGAGGTTGGCTAGAAAAAGATTATCAACCTGCTAGCATAGAGAAGATAAAGAGAAGAGAAGAGAATATATATGTCGTTAAAACGACCAATAGATTTTCTGAATTTTGGGAAATGTATCCTACAACTCGTAAAGTAAATAAGAAAACTTGTTTAGAGAGATGGGCAAATAAAAATCTTGATGCAATAGCAGATGAAGTTATAAGTTATGTTAAGAAAATGAAAGATACACAATCTTGGAAGGATGGATTCTCACCTGCCCCATTAACACTTCTTAATCAAGAACGTTGGAATGATGGTGATGTTCCACAGATTCGTAAAGCATGGGAAGGTGGAATATGAATCTTGGCGAAGTCATTGATAAACTCACAGTAAGTCAAGAAACAATTAAAGAGTTTTACAATGATGGTTATTCTCATGCTGAGTTCAAAGTAAAATCAACTGACTTGTTTACAGAAGACGTTATAAAATACTTTAACGAAGAAATTAATTCAGGAAAGTCTTTAGGTTGGGTTAAAACAGAAGATGGATTTCGTGTTAGAAATTCAGAATTAACCATACTTACAGGTGTATCAGGACATGGCAAATCTATGTGGCTTTCACAAGTTATATTAGCTTTGATGCGACAAGATACAAAATGCTTAATTGCTTCTTTGGAAATGAGGCCTGTATTAACACTTGGTCGCATGATAAATCAGACTTTAGGTTCAGCAGAACCCACAGACGATTACATACGCAAATTTTGTGAACGAGCTGCTGAAAAACTTTATATTTACGACCAAACAGGAGTTACTACTTCAGACGATATGATAGCCACTCTTACCTACGGAAAACACATCTTGGGTTGTGAGGTATTTGTGATTGACAGTCTTATGAAAATGAGTGACATTAGTGAAGAGTCCTTAGAAGCTCAGAAACTATTTGTTGACAAATTGGCAGTAACAGTAAGAGACCTAAATATTCATGTATTTTTGGTTGCTCATACAAGGAAAATGAAATCAGAAGATGAGATACCTGACCCAACTAATATCATGGGTTCAAGTCATATTCGGAACCTCTGCGATAATATTCTCTGTGTGTGGCGCAATCGGGAACGTGAGAGATTAGAAGAAGCTGGTAAAACTCCAGAAGATGAACTTAAGATTATTCCTCATGCAAAAGTTTTCTTGCAAAAGAATCGCAATGGACAATTTGAAGGGTCATTCAACTTTTGGTTTAGTAAAAAAACTTTATGTTATAGAGAATCACCATGACAATAAACGATTTTATAAAAGAATGTAAAAAGCTCTTTGGAGATGATATACAATATAAAGCTGTATCTAAAGACGGACAAGTATTTAAAACGAAAGGATGGAGAGATGATAAAATGGTCACTAACGCAGCAAAACTTACCTCAGCTTATAGAAAAGCTCAAGACTCTTGATTTTACTAAACGCTGGCGTGTAACAGTTACAGATGCAAAACTTAATCGCAGTTTGGAACAAAATGAACGTCTTTGGGAACTGTATACAAGTATATCTAGACATACAGGAATTGATAAAGACCAAATTCATGAGCTTTGTGGTTACAAGTTTTTAAGATATCAAACTGAAATTGCAGGAATGCCAGTAGAGCTTATCAAATCAACAACAAAATTAACTACAAGCGACATGACGGAGTATCAAAATTCAATTGAAATTTGGGCACAAACTAATTTAGGTTGGATGTGGGATTATTAACTTTAGGAGAGAGATATGAATGATTTATTTGAAGTGCAAGAAAAGATGACAGTAATTACTAAAAAAACAAAGTTTGACAAAACAGAACGAAACAATTTTATATGCAAAATGTATGACATTAGTTTTGATGAAATTGTAGATGAGTTTATGGTTAACTTTGAAACAAACTTTGATTGGAATATTGGATTGATTGTTGGTCAAAGTGGAACAGGTAAAACAACAATAGCTAAAGAAAAGTTTAAAGACTTTTACTTGTTTAAAGAACATAAATGGGACGAATCAAAATCAATTGTAGATAACTTTGATGTAAGTTTATCAAGTGAAAAGATTATTGAGTCACTTACTAAAGTAGGTTTTTCAAGTCCATTAAATTGGTTAAAGCCATATCATTTATTATCTAATGGTCAAAAGATGCGTGTAGATTTAGCACGATTGTTATTAGAAAAAAATGATACAGTTATCTTTGACGAGTTTACTAGCGTTGTTGATAGAGACGTAGCTAAAGTCACTTCACTAGCTGTAAGTAACTTTATCAGAAAGAATAACTATAAATTTATTGCTGTATCGTGTCATAGTGATATAATTGAATGGTTACAACCTGATTGGATATTTGATACTAATGCAAAAAGTTTTAATAGGGGGTTACTTTGGCAACGACCAAAACTTACATTCCAACTTAGAACAGCGTCAGTTGACGAATGGAAATCATTTGCTAACTATCACTATTTAACACATGAAATATTAAGAGGCAGTCATTGTTACGCTTTAGAATATAAAGGATTTCCTATAGCGTTTGCAGCAATTACTCACTTTCCACACCCTAAATGTTGCAACTTTAAGAAGATACATAGAATGGTAGTATTACCAGACTTTCAAGGCATAGGAATTGGCAAACAGTTTTTAAATGCTGTATCTGAGATATACTACAAACAAGATTTTAGAGTGTTACTTACTACAGGAGCTTTAAGTTTTATTAATAGTTTAAGCAGAGAAAAAGATTGGAAGCTAACAAGAAAGCTAGGTAAAGTTGGTGAAAGCAAAGGCATTCTTAAAGGCTCAACATCTAAGAACAGAGAGACAGCTAGTTTTGAATACAAAGATTGTCCTACACGAACTATGAATCAACCTGTAATTGAAGTTAATAACATTCCTAATCACGACTTATTTTAAACATGAATTATTATGCAAAATAGATTAAATTCATTTATTGAATCAATAGCAAATGTTATTATAGGATTCTTAATTAACTTTATTGCTAATATATATATACTTCCATTATTTGGATTTAATATTACTATTAATCAATCAATTCAAATTGGTCTTATATTTACATTGATATCTATTATTAGAAGTTATTTGATAAGAAGATGGTTTAATAAAGTCATTATTAAATTATTTAATCACCAATGATAGCTGTACTTTTTGCAAGAGATGATAGTCGTTATAAAGAACTTGATGGATATGATGTATATGATATTCACAGAGATGCTAGAACATATTGTAAAAATTATCCTGTTATAGCACATCCACCATGTAGAGCATGGGGTATGTTATCTCATATGGCTAATCCAAGACCAGATGAAAAGCAATTAGCTTATTATTCTTTAGCACAAGTAAGACTTAATGGTGGGATATTAGAACACCCTGCTGGAAGTAAATTATGGAAAGAAGCAAGTCTTCCTAAGCCAAATGAATTTCCTGATGAATTTGGAGGATTTACAATATTAATTAATCAATATGATTTTGGTCATGTTGCAAGTAAACCAACTCATTTATATATTTGTGGTATTGACTATAAAGATTTACCTGCAATACCTAAAAGAGATGGTGTTCCATTAAAATCTATGACAGGTCAAGTGCCAAATACATCAAGATGCACTCAATATGAACGTGAGTATACTCCTGATGATTTAATTAACTGGATGACAAAGGTGTGTAATGAATTACAGAAACGCAAAACTACTTAAACTAGCCGACGGTGCACCGTGTATGATGTGTTCTATGCAAGACGGAACAGTAGTATCTGCACATAGCAATCAGTTAAGAGATGGCAAAGGCACAGGAATTAAATCCCATGATTATCGCATAGCGTTTCTATGTCATCAATGTCATCATATGATAGATAATGACAAATCATTAGATAAACATGATAGAATAGCAGCATGGGAAGAAGCACATAGAAAAACTATAGGTTGGCTATTTGCTAACGGACATTTAGGAGTCT